TGCGCTTATGCGCTTATTAGCGGCATCAAACGCTTCATTCATTTCATAAGCTTCTTCAACTTCTTCATTAGCAGGATAACCTTTTAATGGAGTCGGTGATGGGACCAAAGTTTGTTTGATCTTTTCATAAGTTAGCTTGGCAAGCTTTTCTTTGAACTCTTTAGTTCTAGCATCAATGGACTTTTTAACTTGAGCGTCCATTCTGATTTGTCTGTTGTCTTCCACATTATCCTCCGAATTCGTGACCTGCTACTCGCTTCATTTGCTTTTCAAATTCTGCTTGGTCAGGTTTAGTTTTGTATAATTTAATTGATAAGTTATCTTTGTCTTTACCTTTAATACGCCAGTTATAACCTTGTTCTTTATGTTCTGGTTTTGTTGTTTTGACAACTCGGCGCTTATATCCATCGTCCCATGATTCTGAGCCTTCTGACAATTGTTCATCAACCATTAAAGCTAATACATGGGAATCAAGACCAAACTGATTCGCAATCTTACCTGAGTAATATTCTTTGCTGTGCCTTGGTTTATCACCATGCTTAAACATGATTTCTTTTACTTTAGCAACAGCTGCAGTGTATTTCTTTTTAAATATTGTATCAGCTGCTAACTTCTTAATCAACTGTGTTGTAGTCAACTCCTCTAACTCCTCTGATTCGGGTACACAATTTGGAACGTCTTTACCGTTCTTCTTTTTCATTCCAACTTGTTTGTATCCGACCCAGCACTTTTCAGAGACGAATTGATTATAAGATAACATTTTTATTATCCTTTGTATTTACCATCAACGATATCGCCGATTAATTTTTTAACCGCTGATCTTGCTACTGCAGGACCGACTTTGTATTTCTGTTCTAAACTTTTAGAGATACCTGTTAAACCAGTTATTCCATCAGATCGACCATCTTTCATAAATGCCATGATATCTTTTTCTAATTCTTTTTGATTTGGCAAACCTTCGCTGATATCTTCAAAGTCTTCTGCGATTAGTTTATCAACAGTTAGACCGCTTTTAAGATTACCTTTGCTATCTGTTGCCTTAGGATACATTTTAGCAATTAAAGCATTATAACCTACAAGGATATTTAATAAGTCAGCTTGTATTTCTTTTGTTGAGATACCTTTAATTACTTTCTTAACTGCACCGAGGTTACCTTGAGCAAGAGCTCGAGATACTGCCTGATAATCTTTCTTATCTTGGCCTGTTTCTTTATTAGAAAGTCTTGCTACATTTTTAGTGGCAAGAGTTAAATCTTGATTATAATTTTCATTAACTGATTCATCCATAATACTAGCAATGAAATCATCTAATTCATCAACATCATCAGATTTGATTTCGCCGTTCTTTAAGGCCCATTGCATTAATTCATCTTCGACTTTCTTAGATAAATCTCTACCTCTACGTAGATTATCAATCTCTCTGCGGTGTTTAGTGATTAACTTCTTCCAATCGTTATCTCTTGGATACATCTTAATAACTTTCTGAATGTTTTCAGTAGTTAACCTTACGTCAGCGAGTGCCTCAAATATATATGACATTATCCGAACCTCTTTGCGAATGCTTTAAGATCAATAGTTTCAATAGAACCAAACTCATCAACTACTCTAAACATAAGTTTGCCTCTCATGTCAACTGGCTTGGCAGTATAGTATTTGAGACCTTGTCTTAAACCGCTAATTTCTGAACCGTAAATATTTAGACCTTTAATCTTTGGAGCACCTTTAGCTTCATCGAGATCAACTTCTTCGTCAAACATACCTGAATCTTTCATCATCTTCAGAGCATCTTTCTTAGCCTTTTCCATATTTGACTTATTCATCTTTTCAACAGCTTGCTTAATCATCTTGAGTCGTTTTGCTTTATCAGCTGCTGACATTGCTTCGTCAACTTCGCCGTATGTTTCGCAAGGAGTTTTACCACAACCACAATTCTTTTGTTCTTGAACGCTTTCAACCTTTCTTGCGAATTGAGTAACATATTGACCTTCGCGAGCTTTAGGATACATTGCTTTAAATACAGATTCATGTCCCATTATGAAAGTAACAAGATCTTCGAGAACAATAGTATCTAATCTAGACATATGCTTAGCAGCGTCTTTGAGTTTGTTTTGCGTTAACAGTTTAGAGACAGTCAGAAAATCTTTCTTATCTTGACCGCTTTCACGTCTTGCGGCATCAGAGATCTCTTTTGCTAATGCTTTTGTTTCTTTTGCGAGGTTTTCATTGACTACATCAACTCCCTCTAATACTTGTCTAAATTTTTTCATTTGGTTTCCTGGTCCTTAAACTGTTTGAAAGTCTTTAATTTGTTTTCCCGTTTGACTTTTTGGTTCGGGGTATCTTGTTGAAGTTTGGCTCTTGCTTTATCAGTACCCCAATCACCAGCGCCACCTTCTTCCTTAATATTATTTATACGATCCATTATTTAACTTTATCGGCAAGATCCTTATCTGCCTTACCCCATGTACCAGGTGATTTTGTAGCAAAACTATTAACTCTTGCCAGTCCCCATTGTACTGGAGTTGTCCCAGGTCTATGACCTGTTCTCCACGCAGCAACACCACGATCAAACACTTTCTTTAAAATAGCATAAGGCATTCCTGATTTCTCAGCTTTATCCTTTAATGATTTTTCAGGGTTTGATTTCTCGGATACGAACTCTACTTGTTCAATCAAGTCGTATATTTCATCGATCTTTTGTTCTGTAATTTGAGATTCAATTTGCGCTCGTTGCTTTTCTAATGCCTGAGCTTCTCTTGCTTTACCATACATTTTAAATCTGTAATCAAAATTAACAGTATTGTCTTGTCTTAATAATTGATGCGGTCTTTTTAAACCTGCACGTTCCATATTACGATTAACGGCTTCACCAAACATTTTCTTAAATTTGTTTGAATGCTTAGATGGTTTTGTTTTAGCTTCTGCATCACCAGGAGCAGGTTCATAAGCTTTTGGATTGTCATCGTCCATCTTTGTCTTTTTATTAAAGTGAGCTTGACGTTTATCTTTAGTAGAACCACCTAGATCTTTATAATACCCAGGCTGTTGTTTTTGTTGTTTGGATTCCTTATCAGCTTCTTTTTGTAATCGTTCTTGGATAGATGCTGCTTTATATAAAGTTGTATTTGTTTCTTCGTTGGCTGTTTTTAAAGCCTTTTGAACTTCAGGATGTTTTGATAGATTGCGTTTTAGTTTATCAATTTCTTTAACTGCGTAATTCATATTACCTGCTAAATCCAACGCAAGTTCAATACCTAACTTAACATTCTTATCTCTGGTTGCAGCTGATTTAGATTTTGGATTGTTTCTGTAATATTGAGCAACTTCAGCACCAGTTAGTTTCTGTTTGCCCATTGGAGATAGTGGATCTACTTTACCATCCTTAACTCTTTCTCCAAGGAATTGGTCAACTGCGAAGTTTAACGATTCAGATACATTTAAACCTTTACGAACATCGTTATATAAGGATAACTTGATTCTATCGTTTCTTGTTGGTATTCCTTTTGTAAATAAATCAAGATCACCTTCTGCGGCTGCAGCTCTTATCTTACTTGCAGACATACCAGAAACATCATCACTATCAGGATCTCTATCACCTGCAGAAACAACCTTAATAGAATTGAACGTGTAATCCTTTCCATTATACTTGTTTAGCAATGTTTCAAATTCTTTGACTCTATCAGAACCTACAACGAGAACAAGATCCTTATATCCGTCTTTTTGTATTTCTTGAGAAACTTGTATGATTGTTTTGGCGTTTGATTTAACTACTAATCTTTTACCAAAGAATGTTTGAGCATATTTGATTTTTTGATCGTATGTTAATGGATTCTTTTTTGCATCTTGTGTTTTTGATAGGTAAACTAATGGAGTACCTTTTTCTGATATTGCTGTTGATAGTATCTTATTAACCAATTTTTCATGGCCAACAGTTGGAGGATTCATTCTTCCAAATGTAATAACAGCTTTATTAGAAACAGCTTCTGCAATCGTCGGCTCAGTATCTATAAACTTGTTTGCGTCAAAAGACTTCTTGGAATCCTTTATAATAATTCCTTTACCAGTATCATGGTCTTTCTTTTTGTCTTTGCGCTTTTTGATCTCTTTATTAGAAGAATCCTTTACCTGATCTTTGTCAGTATAATCGTCGATAGATGCTCCCGCTTGTGACGTTGTATCTTTTTCGTTTAAGCGATCCATTTAAATATTCCTAATTTTAGTTTGCTGATGTTTTTATTTATAATAATTAGCAAAGGACTCGATAAATTCGTAATTAACATGAGCGGATTCGTTCCAAATCGTAGATTCTCTCAAATAACCAATAGCAGGCGTCGGTGACATAATTGCTAAAGGTATTTGTGTAGATCGTTGTCCGCGTATAAAGTATGCGTTATCTACTGCTCCTAATATTCCTTTTTCTTCTATTTCGTGAATAAGGTTCTGAGCAGTTCGTTTGGTCATCATATATGCGTGTGCACCTTCATGACCATCTATATTAATTATTTTTCTTTCTTGTTTGTTACCCTCAATATAGTTATAGCCTAGTTCAGCCAGTTTATATCCTAACGTAATTAAATAGTTATCTGGTATTTTAATATCTGGTTTATAATACATTAAAGCATCATGTTCTAATACAATACCAACCGCATCTTCACCTTCGGCAATCTTTTTCCAAATAGCAGCATGACCAGCTGAACATGTATTTGCTTTATGATGCATATTTGGTTCTGCCACATATTTCATTGGTTCATCAAATTTCATTTTTATACCAGTTTGACACCAAGCCATACGACCAGTACAATGAGACCAACCTTCAAAGTATTCCCAATCCAAATCTATAAGATCACATGAATCGGAACAGTTCTTTGCGTACTCTCTAGAAATTGGATGGTCATGTGTTAATATGTAAGCCTTCACTTAAACTTAATTTCCTTATAACCATGTTCTACACAAAACTCGTTGATTGAATCTATGTATACATCTCTTGGCGGACCAAAGTCATATAACATTTCTTCAAATGGAGAATGACGTCGAGTATTTTCAGCTGTCTTATGTTCTACGTAATGTATGTCATCATAATGTTTTTCAAAGTATTCATATAATAATTCAGCTTGATCTTCGATTCTATAAGTAACATCAGGTTTTAACTTTCTTATGATTGCGTTAAATCCACATACACTACGAATAGCATTTTCAATCGGATTTTCGTTTTGCATTCCACCAAGGTGAGCTTGTCTCCATCTATGAGATATAAAATCTATCTTCTCTACAGGTTCTGTTTCAACAACAAACGACTCGCCTTTCTTTTCAAACTTAGATATGATTTTATGTGGTGTTTCCGTATATACAATTGATGCTAATGATTCTCTCGGGTTCCTTACATTGTAAATAAGGTGGTCGTATTTTGGTCGACCGACGCCGTTGAATTGATCTTGCCATAAATAAGAATGCGCGTCTATACTTAGGAACCAAGATACGATTCCGTCTTTACCAATTAATTCATGGCCGACATCTAAACCCCACTTACGTAATATCGTAGATGTAAATCCAGTTCCAGTTCTCGGATGTCCTACTCCTAGTATAGGGACATACTTACATTGGTCACCTTGCTCATAAGTAATTCTTGTACGCTTGCGCAATTTAAACTCCTTGCGAATAATCTTTTAACCAAGGCATACCACCATCAAGGGCTGTTGAACCCCAATGTTGTTCGCAGTATATTTTACCTGGGCCGTCATACCTTGGATAGCCGGGTCTAAACCATTGAGGTATAAACATGTATGACGGAAATATATGTAATAGATGGCGGTGATTATCTAGCAATCTTGCTAGGTAAAAGTTACCTGTTGATTCGTGTGGCTTTTCATCCAATTGGTTTGGTTTGAGCTGATGAAGGTTTCGTAGTATCTTATCAAGGAATTCGTTACCTGGGTTTGCTGCCATCACTGGTGATATAGATCGTGGTATAACTGATTCGCATTCAAATACAGTATACGCTAAGTTTGGATCCTCTACAAACAATTCCGAAACGTCGTGATAACATTCTGAATCTGCTTCAGGCCAAAACCCGCCTCTTTCGTATATTAACTCATAACGTATTAAATCGGCAACACCTGCCCATGTACCTCGTCTGTAGTACTCTTCAATCAAATGCTGATTATACCATTTACGTTTATGTAACATATCATCTGTGAACACGCTGTATTCCCAGTCAGGCATTTTTTCTTGCCAAGTATTCATCCACTTCAATGGAGGAGGATTAGGTCCTATCCATATATGTGTCATCTTCTTTTCTATATTCATAGTCTTTTAATATATCTCATTGCTGCCGCTGCGTTATCATCACTCTCTAAATTTATATATCCGATATTAAGTTGGTCAAACTGTTCTATGATTGCGTCATCAATTTCTTTACACTCTTCAAAGTCTTGTGCTCGACCTTGTTGGTCAAAGCCTTCAGGTCTTGTTAACATAAAATTGATATTGTTATTATATAGACAATAACATTCAAAGGCCATCTTGTCAATTATATCTGTATAGATTGCTTCACCATATCTCCCGCGATATATTGGACTTAAGAGTACAGGACTATCGGTAATAATATAATCTACCTTATCGGATAGTCGTAATATCTTTCTGTGTTGATGACCGAGTACCCAAAGTTGATCTGCCAACATTGGTATGTTACCTTCCCATACGCACTCTTTAGCAAACTCATCTGTCAGTTCGACATTATAGCCTGCGATTTTCATTTGATAGAATAAACCCGCGGCAGCGGTGGACTTACCGGATCCTGGGCCGCCGTAGAAGTTTATGACCGTGACGTCTTTCATTGAGGATCACCTTATTCATATTATAGAAGTTATATTATAACAAACTTAAGCTGGGTTGTCAACTATATCCATCAGTTTTATTTAATTTAAGTATGACATGACCAGGCCCATCAAGTTCTACTTGTATATTTCTATCTGAATATACGTCATCTACAAATCCATCATAATCATAAGAACCTGAGTTAACTAAATAATAATGACCGTGAACATTAGTACCACCTCGTTCTTTACGAGATACGTCAATATAGTGATTGTGTTTTACGCCCCAAAAGATTTCTTTGATTGCGACTTTAGCTGTAGCTGCATCAAATGTTTGACCATCTGAAATTAAATTAGCGATATCTAATTCTATAGTATCACCACTATTCTGCGTTTCGTAAATTTTTACGACTGCTTCGCCTTTAGTTCTTTTGAGATAGTGTATGTTTGACATTATGGAGTACCTTGAGAGTAACGATGATCGTAGAAGTCTTTATTGATTTCGCCTGAGATTGCCGTCTTACCTGTTTGTCGACATTTAATATAAGTCTTTTGAGTTCCGCCACTAGGTTTAGTAAATGTTCTAACACCTGCGGCTATTGTTCCTGGAGTATCTGAATATGTATCTGCAGCGGTTGCCGCGTTATCGTATTCCCAAGCTCCATTGCTTCCTTGTACTGTTACGAATGCCATTATTTTTGCCACCCTTTAATATATTTGTCTGAGAAGTTAGCAAGACTGAATCCCATACGATCAACAATCTTTAATGCATTCTTCCCATAATGGTCAATAGCAACAAACCCTTCTTGACCTGTTACTTCAAAACCTTTTGATGTTTTAAGCAACGTTTTAATACCTTCAACCTTATTTAATTTATCTATGATAACATATTTCATATCAACTAATAAATCGTATAAAGTAAATATTGTTTCTAACTTTGTCTTATTCTTTGGATCGGCAAATACTTGTAATGTTGCAGTTGCTTTATCCATTTGTGTTTTCTTACCAGCAGGAGTCTTACGCTTATCTGCTTCTTTCTGATAATATTGTTGTATGTATCTCTGTAAACCAATAACGAATGGTTTGACCGATCCGATACGTTCTCCTGCACGAACCTTTGTATTAATAAAGGTATTAATCTTTTGATTTAGATCTGCGTTTGTTCCTAACTCATTTAAAATCTTTGCATCTACTGTTCTGAATAATGAACCTGCTTTTGATAACATGGCTGTTAGAGAATCTGTCTCTGCCTTTGTCATTGTTGCCGTACCTGACTTATCCTCAAACGTTGCGTCTACATGCCAGACTGATTTAGTATTATTAAGTTTTGTTGAGATCGCCTGACCAAAACTTGCAGACATTGTCTCAAGAGTTGATCCTGAGTATGTTGTGTGCCAGACCACACCGATTTTGGATCCTGATATTTTTTTACCAAGGTCTGATGTTTTAGGTACCGCGTAAACAATGGTATTAGGATGGAAAGTAACACACGATTCTCCATCAATAGTTTCCGCTTTAAGATCGTCATTCGTATATAAGAAATCACCTTGTACTACTCCTTCAATTCCAAGCTTGGCTAATTCTTTCAAAGCAACTTTAAATTTGCTATTGAGTTCACCGCTTAGATCATTATCTATTTCTGCATCTGTTTTATATAATTTTGGAGTTTTATTAAATACTCCTTTCTTTGCGACAAAGAACTTTCCATCGGAAGGATCAGTACCAGCAAAGATCGCAGGCGCGCCATCCCATTTAGTTGTTAAACTAACAGGAGCTGATGTATTACCCGATAACATATCTCTAATATGACGGATATAATTAATTACGTTTCTTGTACCTTTTACACCGCCATCTAAAACAGCATCTTCTAAATGCGTCATATGTAGATTGGCTTCGGCCTCTGTTATGTATTGGTTATAACTTTTCATTACGTTTTAAGCCTCAGGTTACCTTTGTGTTTGAAATCTATTTCTACTTCTCGCTTAACGAGTTTAGCAACGTCTTTAAGATCCTTTAAATTAGACCTTAAAACATCTGACATTAACTTGTCTTTAACATCTTTAAGTATTACATCAATAATAATGGATCTATTTGCCGTATAATCAGATTTCTCATTTAATCCACAATGTTCTTCTGCGTAGGACTGAATCCATTTCTTTGCTTTAGGATTTTTAATATTGGCCTTGGCAAACTTAGCTGCCCACTTATATCCATCCATGATTCCTTTTTCTATATCAGCATCTTGAGAATTATCAATTACCTTAAAGCTAGAACCAAACATACTATTGAATGAACCGATGTTCTTTTGTACTTCTTTCCATAATGTAGTAACTTGTTGAACTGGTAATGATCTTGGTCTTGCGTCATTACGCTTAATCGCAGTATCTAAATCTGTATTAACATAAATCATTCCAACGTCATAACCAAGTGTTCTTAATTCTTTTATTTGATTCTGTATCTTTGTTACGTTCTTGCCTGTACCATCAATCACTAATCCTAAACGACCACGTAAATAACCAGCCATTCTTGC